CTTGCGCTGCTTGGGCAACGATTGCATTGCCGTAACCGCGCAATCGTCCCACTCTGGCGGCAGCCCCATGAGCCAGCGGGAATGTGCTGGGTTCAACTGCCCGCCACTTTCCATCGCGGCAGAAGAGCCAATCAGCATCTCGCCAGAAGCCGTTAGTCGGGCTGGGCCGTCCGCAAACTTCACCTCGTGTTCCAGTGAAGCCGTGTGCTTCTTGCCGTCCAGCGTCCTGCCCGTTGCGTCCATTCGCTCCGTTGACATCGACCGCCCGCCGTTCGGTGTGCAAGGTGTTTTCCAGCCTACCCTCGCCGCTGCCATATTCAGCGTCATGTTCTTGGCCATCGGGTCGTATTCTATCCCCCGCGCCGCGTCCGTCACTGTTGGTGTTGGCCAACCCGCCAACTCCATCACGGTCATCTGCCCTAGTGTCAGGCCGAAGCCGTTCCCGTTGTTGGTCCTCTCCTTGCAATCCTTGCGTCTTTGCCGCACTCGTTCCGCGTCCTTGATCTCGAACTCGTTCGCCGCTGGCGTCGGCCAACCCGTTTGATGCGCCTGCATCGGCAACGTCATCCCGCCAACCCCTTTGGTCCGCGAACTTGATAGGTTTTCCGCTAAATGGCGTTTGTTCCGTGCTTGCTTGGTTTCCCAAGTTTCTTCCGATGTGTCCGCTGTTCGTGGTGTTGCCCAATGCGTCAAGTCGGCTTCCAACCCACCAAAGCCGCTGTCTGATATGCGGCGCGCCGACGCCCGCAGCGCAGAGATCGACCGCCCCTGCGGCGTAGCCCGTTGCTTCCAGGTCAGCGTGTACAAGGTCGAGCCAACCGAGGCCGTCTTTGCTTGCAACTTGCTCACCAAGGACAACGTCAGGGCGGCACTGGCTGATGAGGTGGTGGAAAGCGGGCCACAAGTGCCGCTCATCATCAAACCCTGCTCCTTTGCCTGCCGCGCTGAAAGGCTGGCAAGGGCATGATCCTGTCCATACAGGACGATCATCGGCCCATCCGGCTCTGCGCAGGGCGTAGGACCAGACGCCAATGCCGGCGAAGAAGTGGCATTGAGTAAATCCAGCAAGCTCAGTTGGTCTGACATCTTCAATGCTCCTATCGTCAACCACGCCGTCGGCGATGTGACCTTGTTTGATTAATTCCCGCAGCCAAGCAGCGGCCTTGGGATCATACTCGTTGTAATAAGCGGCCATCAGTTGCCCCACACCGCATGGACTATGCCAATGGCAACAAAGCATGCCGGTATCATGGCGAACAACAACAGACATCCGATCAGGTCTTCTAAGAATTCACGCATTGGGTTTTCCTTTGTTGGGGTGGTGGGGGCCGAAGCCCCCGTTAAATTACGCAGTTTTGAAACCTTCTTCCCACGCATATGCTTGCAATGTTTCGCGTGTGAAGCTGTAAGGGTTATCAAAAATCTCTAAGCCAGAAAGTTTGGCGCTGCGGCCTTCTTCTGCTGCTTGCCTTGCTGCGTGAGATCCGATCATTTTTTTCATCCTTGTTTGCTAGTTCGTTTCGTCTACGCAATTGATATAGGCACTGCTTCGCCACTGTCAAGGCCACCGCAATTGCGTGAGCGAAATATTTTTCACTTGCCATAGGCCACGCAAGAGGCGCATAGATTGCGTCTACGAAGCGAGGGGGCCGCGATGGTCTACACAATCAAAGAGCTGAAGATGATGCTGGCGGGTCAACCGCTGAAATCGATCTCGGCTGGATCAGGCGTACACCATGTCACGCTGTGGCGGCTGGTCAACAACCGGCAGGAAGCCAAGGAAGGCACACTGATCAAGCTTACCGACTATGTGCGAAAGGCGATGCAAGATGCCTAACGGCCGCAACAAGGGCGCCGCGTTTGAGCGCAGCATCGCGCAGGATCTATTCCTAGAGCTGGGCATCAAGTTTGCCCGCGACCTGCGGCAGTATCAGGAATCCGAATTCGGCGACCTAGTCACCGACGATCCGGCATGGCCGTACATGCTGGAGCTGAAGCGCTACAACGCCGGACCGATCGGTGGATCGGAAGCCTGGTGGAAGCAGGCCTGCGCTGCGGCTGACAAAGCGCACAAGCAGCCGGTTTTAATATATCGTTACGACCGGCAGCCCATCCGCTGTGTGCTTATGCTTCAGGGTGTGCGGGCCGACATGACTTTCCCCGATTTTTGCTACCTAGCAAGAGAGAGAATGGCACATGACGCAAGCCTCTGACGGATTTACCAAGCACGGCATCGATCACCTCTCTGCATCCAGCATCAACTTATGGGCCAATGCGCCCGACGTGTGGGTCATGCAGTACCTGCACTTCAAGCGCACCCCGATGGGGCCGGCCGCATGGCGTGGCATCTGCACCGAGGATGCAGTGGCGGCTACGTTGATGGGCGGTGCGATCACCGAGTGCATCGACAAGGGCATCGCCAAGTTTGATGGCAAGTACATCATCGGCGATGAGGCCACGACCCGTGAGCGCGACCGGATCAAGCCCATGACCGAGCTGGCCGTGGCTGAGCTGGAACAGTACGGCAAGCCTTTCTTTCCGGAAGTGGAAGAGGGCGACCACCACCAGAACAAGATCGAGATTATCGCCAAGGGCGACGGCTGGACGATCCCCGTGATCGGTTACCTTGACCTGGTCTATCCAGATCACGGCGTGATCATTGATCTCAAAACCACCGGCCGCATTCCAAGCACGATGTCGGCAGAGCATCAGCTGCAGCGCGCCATCTACGCCAAGGCCAACGGCAACATGGCTGTGAAATTCCTGTACGTCAGCGAGAAGAAGACCAACTTGCTGGAAGACGGCGACCCAACAGAGCTGCTTGCCAAGGCCAAGGTACAGATCGGCCGCATGGAAGCTTTCCTGCGGCATGTGGACAAGGACACGGCCAAAGAGATCGTGCCGCTCAACACGGCCAGCTTCTACTGGTCGGGCAACGAAGCCCTGCGCAAAGAATTCTACGGGGTCTGACCCTGAGATCCGAGCCTGCCGGTTGCAGGTATTCCTCGGTGCGACACGCACCCGACAAGAGAAAGACTGAACATGTTTGCACTTGATACTGGCAACAACGGCGGCGGCAACGGACCCTTCCTGCAGTGGTCCGCCCGCGGTACGCAAGACGGGATCATCAACCCCAAGTCGTTCTACATCCGCGCGTCCGATGGCAAGACGGTGTACGACGCCACGAAAGGCATGGTGCTGGACATCGAGAAGATGCGCACCGGCTGGCAGAAGTCGGAAGGCGTGGCAGGCGTTGCACCCGAATGGAAGTGGAACCCCAGCCCCGCGCAGATGATGGCGCAGCCCGCTGAAGATTGGAAGAAAGGCTTTTCAATCGTCGTGGCGATTGGCGGCGGTGAAGTGGCAACGTGGGAACAAGCCGGCACGGCCGCGTGGCAGTGCTTGGTGGATCTGTCCGCAGCGCTGCAGCAGCAGCCCGCGCCAAACCACCTGCCGCTGGTGCGTCTGGCCGACGTGAAGCCCATGCAGTTTAAGCGTGGCAGCACGATCTCGCCGGTGCTTGAGATCATCAAGTGGGTTCCGCGTCCTGATTGTCTCAAAGAAGGCGCGGCCGCTGGCATTGCAACTGCACCCGCAGCTGCGCCAGTAGCAGCGCCGAAGGCTGCACCCGTCGCAGCGCCGGCACCTGCGGCCGTCTATGACGATATGGAATTCTAAAAGAAAAGGCCCCCAGCGACATAACGCTGGGGGCTAGTTACAACAACAGAGAGGAAGAGGCGTGACCCTCATGGCGGATAATAAGACCGAAGACCAGAAAACGCAATCAAATCCTGAGCAAATCAGGCAGTTCTTTGAGTACATCACGCAGGGTTGGAACGATTTGGCCGAGCGCTGGGCCGACATAAACGCCGAGCCGCTGATCGAATTGCGCTGCATCAGCAGCAACCGAGGCGTGAACGTGCAGCGCTTTGCCCTATTCCAAATTCAAGACGCCGTGCAACACGCGGAAGCCATGAACAAGCACGGCCAGAACGTGTACATGTGCATCAACCCGATCGACGGGCGCGCGGTGATACCGGCCGGCAAGGCCGCCACCGACAAAGACATCCTCGCCGCCATGTTTTGCTTTGCAGACGCCGACACGGATGGCAGCATGGCTAACGTGCTGTCATTCGCCGGCCCGAAATTCACGATGTCGGTCAAGACCGGCACGACGCCTTACGTCCGAGGCCATGCCTACTGGCAACTGGAAGAGCCGTGCATCAACCTCGACGCATGGCGTCAGGTGCAGGCCAGCATCGCGGCCAGCCTTGGCACTGATCCGGTGGTGATCAATCCGTCGCGGATCATGCGTGTCGCTGGCACAATCAGCTACCCAAACAAAGACAAGCAGGGCCGTGGCTACATCCAAGAGATGGTCACGATGCGCACGGAATTCAGCAGCGACCGAGATCCTGTGCCGTTTGAGCGGATGATGCGGGCCTTCCCGCCCACGCAGCGCAGCAGCTCGGCCACCACAGCCGGCATCCAGATCGATCTGGGCCAGCAGGCGATGGACCGAGCAATGGCAGAGGCCGAGATCCTGACCGGTAAGGATTGGCACCACAACGTCGTGCGCCTGGTCGCCTCGTACGTCAGCCGCGGTCTGTCAGACACAGAGATCCACGCCCTGACCGATCGGCTCACGCTGCCAGGCTATGCGGTCGAGGACACCAGACGAGAGGTGCAGCAGGCAATCGACGGCGCAAGGGCCAAGGGATGGACGCCTGAGCCTGACACAATCCAAGCGAAGATGGACGTGCAAGTGCCGACGGTGGCACAGCAATTTGATGCGCCCAAGGTTGACGTTGCACAGCCGACATGGCCGACACCGCTGGAAGACTTCAACCCGCTCAACCTGCCACGCAGACACTGGATCTACGGGCGCACCTACATCAGGGATTACGTCAGCCTTACAGCGTCGGCCGGTGGCATCGGTAAGACCAGCCTGACGATGGTTGAGGCAGTGGCAATCGCAACAGGGCGCAAGCTTTTAGATCAAGACGTGCATGAGCGCACCAAGGTCTGGGTGATCAGCCTTGAAGACCCGCGCAGCGAGGGCCTGCTACGCCTTGCGGCCATCATGCAGCATTACAATGTAATGCACTCAGACTTGGCCGGCTGGCTATTCCTCGATGGGGAGGATGACATCCGGATCACCTTGGCGGCCGAGACAAGAGAGGGTGTGACCGAGAACGACGCCCTGCTTGAGTACATGATCAACAAGGTCAAGACGCTGGGCATCGGTGTGCTTATTTTAGATCCCCTCATTTCGGCGCACCAAGTCAACGAGAATTCCAATATGGCAATTCAGGTGGTGGTCGCCATGCTGCGCCGGCTGGCAAGAGAAACCGGCGCGTCGGTGCATCCGGTGCATCACATCAGGAAAGGCAACGGAGACGAGGCGACGGTCGATTCGGTTCGGGGCGCCAACGCACTGATCGGCGCAGCGAGATCGGCTAGAGTGCTGAATAAGATCGGCGAAGAGGCAGCGGAGAAGCTCGGCCTAGAGGGCGACGCGGCCAAGGGCCTATTCCGAATAGACGATGCCAAGGCCAACCTTGCAGCACCGTCAGACAAGGCCACCTACATGCAGACCATCGGCGTACAGATCGCCAACGGCGAGTACATCGCGGTCGTTGTGCCGGTCACGCTGCCCGATGCATTCGAAGGCGTGACAGCAGAGGCCGCGATGAAGGTGCAGCGCGCTGTCGGCAAGGCAGCCGAGGCAGAGCCGCTGAGAGAGAGCAGCCAAGCCAAGGCGTGGGTTGGGCATCTGATCGGCGAGATGCTGGGCATCGACACGTCAGAGAAGGCAGGCAAGGGCCGCGTGGCGCTGATCATTAAGCAGTGGATCAAGACAGACGTGCTGCGCGTGGACAAGGTGGACGATTCGCGCACCGGCAGGGAAGTGCCAATCGTGGTGGTTGGTACATGGATCAACCGCGATGAGGTCGGGCTGTGAGCGTGGTAAACATGCAACCACACATGGTGTTTTTAGGTGTGATAAAGGTGTGATCAGGTGTGGTTGAAACTTAAGACTGAAACTATCACACCACCACCCCTTTATAAGGGGTGTGTAGTGTGTGTGTGAAGTTGGCTGAGATGATCGTGTGGGTGTGAGATAAGTGTGAGGGAACATCGTGACAGACAAAAGACCGCAGCGGCCAAAGCGTGAGAGAAAGTCGGATCGGCTCATCCATCCTGGGGCTACGGCAAATCAAATCAAGTGCGACTTTGCATTGGCTCCGTTTGATAAGGCAGCCAGAGACATGGAGCATCGGTGGGGTGTTGATCGGCTGGTGGAGCTTGTGCCAACCGAGACAGCGGCCAAGTACGGGTCGGCAATGGCAAAGCTGAATGCGGCCATTGATGCGGAAGATCCAGATGAGATAGCGGCAAGGGCATCGGTCTGCATTAGGGGCATGCAGCTGATGGATCAGGTTGCCACGCAGAGCCACGGAGAGCCGCCTACAGCGCAGGTCTGGGTGGTTGACGCAGATGGGTATAGCTTTGGGCTGATGCGTGACGGCAGGGCTTGGCAGAGGGCGCAGGAAGCCTATCCAGATCTTGAGCTGATCACCGAGCGGCAGATGGTCTTGGCGCTGACCATGTACAAGCACAGCCTCGCCAAAGAAATGATTGACGCAGCCAAGGCAGCCTTTCCAAAGACAGAGATCACGGCAATCACAAACCAAGGGATAGACGATGTTTTACCTTTCTAAAGCACAGGCGGCCCTAGAGCAGGCGTCCAGCCTGATCAATGGGCCGAGGCAGGAAGCCTACGGATCACCGCACGAAAACTTTGAACGCTTGGCAGTAAGGATCAGCCAGATCGTCAAGGCGCCAGTGACCAAGCTCCAGGCTGCGCAGATCTTGGTGGAGCTGAAGCTCTCACGTCTCGCTCACTCGCCTCACGAAGACAGCGTGATCGATGCAATAGCCTACCTGGCACTGATGATGGAGTTGAACGATGAACCCACTTGAAGCATGGCGCCTGTCAAAAGGCATGTCATACACCGACATCGCAGATCGCCTTGGCCGCAAGAACATGCGGCACATCGTGCAGTGGTGCAAACCATACGATGATCCAGACTATGCCAAGCCTGAGCCAGAAGTGCAGAACCACATCCAATCAATGACGCTGGGCGAGGTGTCGCCAAATGCTTGGCGAGATCGGCAGATTGATGTATCATCTGCCAAAGCCATTGGAGGTTCAGATGGGCGGAAATAACAAAGGCCATGCAGTCAAGGTCAGCAAGGCCGTGATGACCGAGGTGGCACAGCGTATGGCGCAGGGCGAGAACCTGCTGCGGATTGTCGAGGACGATCACATGCCAAGCTATCGAGCGATCACGTCGGCCGTGGTGCGAGACGATGAGCTGTTTGAGATCTACCGGCAGGGCAGGATCATGCAGGCCGAGTGGCACGGTGACCGCATCAACACGCTCGCAATGGCCGAGCTGCCAACACACCATGCCAATGGTACGCCGTGCGATGGCAGGTGGCTTGGCGCAGAGATACAGCGACGCAAGCTTGAGATCGAGACGCTGCGCTGGACACTGGCTCGCAGCCAGCCTCACGGCATCAGAGATCGCAAAGAGGATGCTCCTGCGCAGCAGGCGATCACCATTAGTTGGGCGGGTGGCGAGGTTGTGGCAGAGGCGAAGAAGCCCGATTGACCTATATATCTGTCATCCTGTCTGCCCAACTACGCGCGTTGCTCGGCACTTTACATAATGCTGATTATCGGATAATAATGTCTAGCGTTATCAATGGGTTGGGAATGCGCAGAATGTCCGATGCACCACCTCGTCGGCTTGTCGTTTTGAAAGGCTCGGCCGCTGCGGATCGTCAGGCCGCGAGGCATACCCCCTTCCAGATTGCGCTGCAATATCAATGGCTTGCGCTGGCTGGACCACCGAAATCCACGACCCCGACCCCCCACCCCCCGCCAAACGACCCGCCATCCTATACAGCGATATAACGGGTCTGCGAAACGCACACATCGAGGCTGCCATGTCGCCAAAGCTGCAGAACATCGTGATCCCCTACGCACCGCGCCCCTTGCAGCGTGAGCTGCATGACGCCATGGACGCCAAGCGCTGGGGCGTCGTGGTGTGTCATCGTCGGTTTGGCAAGACTGTCTGGGCAATCAATCACATCTTGCGGGATGCGATCATGTCCAAGAAGGCCAATCCGCGATACGCCTACATGGCCCCGACGTACCGGCAGGCTAAGAACGTGGCGTGGGATTATCTGAAGCAGTTTGCGGGGGCGATCCCTGGGGTGAAGTTTCACGAGACGGAATTGCGGTGTGATCTGCCCACTGGCGGGCGGATCTCGTTGCTCGGCGCCGAGAATCCAGACAGCCTGCGCGGCATTTACCTTGACGGCTGCGTGATGGACGAGGTTGCGCAGATGCCTGAGAATGTCTTCCCAGAGGTGATCCGACCTGCACTGTCGGATCGGAAGGGCTGGGCGGTCTTCGTCGGTACGCCCAAGGGCCACAACGCTTTCTATGAGATTTACGAACAGGCCAGCGAGAATGATGATTGGCTGTGCGTGGTTAACAAGGCCAGCGAGACAGGTGTGCTGGATGATGTTGAATTGACGGCGGCTCGGCAGACCATGACCGAGGATCAGTATCAGCAGGAGTTTGAGTGCAGCTGGAATGCCAACGTGCCTGGTGCGATCTACGGCAAGGAGCTTGAGGCTGCGCAGTCGGCCGGTCGGATTTGCAATGTGCCGCATGATCCTGCGCACAAGGTCGATACTTGGTGGGATTTGGGTGTTGGTGACAGCACGGCGATTTGGTTTACGCAGACGGTCGGCCGCGCGGTGCATGTGATTGACTTCTACGAGGCTAGGAATGAGGGCCTGCCGCACTATTGTGAGATCCTGAACCAGCGAAAATATTTATATGGGACACACAACGCCCCGCATGATATAGAGGTTCGGGAATTGGGCAGTGGTAAGAGCCGTCGAGAGGTGGCTTGGGACTTAGGGTTGAACTTCCGCGTTGTGCCTCGTCTGCCGATCGAGGATGGGATACACGCGGGGCAGATGTTGATACCGAGGTTGTGGTTTGATCGGGATCGGTGCAATAATGGGCTTGAGGCTTTGCGGCAGTACCACCGTGCGTACAACGAGCGCACTCGCAGTTTCAGGGCTTCGCCGGTGCATGATTGGACCAGCCACGCATCTGATGCGTTTCGGTACTTTGCGGTCGGGTATAGGGAAGCAGGGCCTATGTTGAAGGCTCCACAACAGCAGGCGGTTATGGATTACAACCCGTTTGCAGCATGAGGTGATGGGATGGCGGCTAAAGGTGGTGGTTTCGGGAATGCGGTGCGCGACTTGGTGCGCTCGGTCACTGGCAGTGGCGAAGTGCGTCGTGCCGAGGATAAGGCGGCCAGTGCGCCGTCCTACAGTGCGTTTTCGGTCAAGGGTTTGACATCCAGTGATCCGGCCAATGTGGCGCGCAATCAGGCTGCGGCTAAGATGTACGCGGACATGCCTGCGAGCGTTAGCAGAGATCGGCCTGAAGCGCCTGCAGCTGCTGCAGCTGCTGCAGCGCCCGCCGCTCCGGCTGTCACGCCCATGCCCGTTTTGCCCGCCCCGACGCTGACACCGCCCGCCGCACCTGCGCCGGTAGGATCGGAAGCACCCACCAGCGCTGTTGAGGCGGCTGCAATTGAAAGCACGAAGGGCGGCCGCGCCTCTACGATCCTGACAAGCACCTTGGGTTTGCTGGCCGACGCCGAGGCCACCGGCCAGCTGCGTAAGCGCCGGTCGCTGATGGGCGGGGGGTTGATCCAATGATGGATGGCAAGATGATTGCTGGCCTAATGGGCAAGAAGTCCAACCAAGTCGCCAAGGGCATGTCGGCGTCGATCGACGTTGACCCGCTGGAGCGGCTGAACCAGAAGATGGCCGGCCGCAATGAAGGTGGCGCGGTTAAGAAGAAGACCAAAGAGGACCGTGCGCGTCGTTCTTTGATGTCGAGCTATGGGAGTATGTGATGCAGGTTGATCCGCTGGTTGCCAAACTAGATCGTCGCTATCAGGACTTGTCAAATGCTCGGTCCAACTGGGAAAAGCACTGGCAAGAGCTGGCGGATTATATGCTGCCGCGCAAGGCTGACATCACCAAGAAGCGCACGCAGGGCGATAAGCGCACTGAGTTGATTTATGACAGCACCGCGATCCACGCGGTCGAGCTTTTGTCTGCCTCGCTGCATGGGATGATGACCAGCCCCAGCACACCTTGGTTTTCTCTGCGGTATCGCAGCCCGAACCTGCAAGGCAACGACGCGGCCAACGAATGGTTGGAAATCTGCATTGACCAGATGTATCAGGCGTTCCACCGCTCAAACTTCCAGCAAGAAGTGCATGAGTTGTATTACGATTTGGTGGTGTTTGGCACGGGTGCGATCTATCTGGACATCGACGGAGAGAGCCTGCGGTTTGCCACGCGGCACATCGCCGAGATCTGCATCTCTGAGAATTCTCAGGGCGTGGTTGATACGGTTTACCGCAAGTTTAAGATGTCGGCGCGCGCGATGGAGCAGCAATTTGGCTCCACCTTGCCGGTTGGTGTGCTGAAAGACGCGCAGAACGAGCCGTACAAAGAGCATGAGATCGTGCATGTGGTCTATCCGCGTGGCGAAACCAAAGGGCGCGCGGCTAAGAACAAGCCAATTGCGTCGGTTTATTACCATAAAGCGACAAAAACCTTGCTTTCTGAGAGCGGTTTTGACGAATTTCCGTTCTTTGTGCCGCGTTTTGTCAAGGATTCTGTGTCGACCTACGGCCGATCGCCGGCAATGACGGCGCTGCCTGACACCAAAATGCTTAATAAGATGTCAGAAGTGACCATCCGCGCGGCCCAAAAGCAGGTTGATCCGCCGCTCATGGTTCCAGATGACGGCTTTATGCTGCCAATCCGCACGACGCCAGGCTCGTTGAACTTCTATCGTGCCGGTACGCGGGATCGTTTGGAGCCTTTGCAAATCGGCGCGAACAATCCGCTGGGTCTGAACATGGAAGAGCAGCGCCGGAATGCGATCCGGCAGGCGTTTTATGTGGATCAGCTGCTGCTGTCGCAGGGTTCTGCGATGACGGCCACCGAGGTTCTGCAGAGGAACGAGGAGAAGATGCGGTTGCTTGGCCCTGTCTTGGGTCGATTGCAGTCTGAATTACTGCAGCCGCTGATTTCCCGCGCCTTTGCTTTACTCCTGCGGAGTGGGCAACTCCCACCCGCTCCGGAGGAGCTGCAGGGCCAAGACATCGACATTGAGTATGTGTCGCCCCTGGCTAAGGCGCAAAAGCTGACCGACCTGCAGTCTATGCTGCGCGGCTTTGAGGTGATGATGCAGGTGGCCGAGATCGCGCCTGTGATGGATTACTTGGATGCCGACAAGCTTGTGCAGTATTTGGTCGAGGTCACCGGCATTCCGGCGCGTGTGATCCGGTCGGATGAAGAGGTTGCGCGGATTCGCCGTCAGGCGCAGCAGGCGCAACAGCAGCAAGCGCAGCAGCAGCAGGCCATGATGGAAAGCGAACAGGCCAAGAACGTCGCGCCCTTGATTAAAGCTGTCGGCGGCATCGGCGGTGCAGCATGACGCAGATCGAGGCCATGAAGCTGGCGTATCGGCGCACGTTCAACACCGAAGACGGCCAGAAAGTTTTAGCTGATCTCAAATCGCGCTTTGCGTTTGAGGCCAGCACGTTTGTTCCTGGTGATCCTCACTATTCCGCCTTCAAAGAGGGGCAGCGTGACGCTGTGCTTTTGGTCATCAGGATGCTCTCAGAGGGTGGGATTAGGGAAAACACATGAGCGAAGAGACAACCCAGGACACTGGATCTCAAGAAGTCGCCGCAGCTCCGGCTGCACCTGTCGGGTTCTTTGATAGCTTGCCAGAAGATTTGCGGGCTGAACCAAGCCTGCGTAACTTTACAGACCCCGTCTCGCTGGCAAAGAGCTACGTCCATGCGCAGCGGATGATCGGCGCGGACAAGATCCCGCTGCCAGGTAAGTCTGCCACCGATGACGAGTGGCGGCAGGTTTACAAGCGGCTGGGCGCGCCTGACAACCCAAAGGGCTATGACTTCAAGGTCAGCCCAGACGCCATGCGCGACACCGAGGTCGAGGCCTTCCGCGCGGCTGCCTTTGAGGCTGGCCTGAACGGCAAGCAGGCTGGGCGGATTGCGCAGTTTCTGGAAGGCACTGTGACGCAGTCGCGCACGGCTATGGAAGAGGGGCTGCAGGCGGTTCGTCAAGAGGGTGAGCAAGAGCTGCGCCGCGAGTGGGGCCAAGCATTTGATCAGCAAGTGCAGCTGGCGCACAAGGCGGCCGTGACTTTCTTGGGCAACACCGATTTGCTGGACAGTGTTGAGCTGGCCGACGGCCGTCTGCTTGGTGATCATCCGGCAATCGTGAAGATGTTTGCCAACCTTGCAAAAGAGATCGGCGAGGACAATCTATTGGGTGATGCCAGCGAGCTGGTGATGACACCTGCCGAGGCTCAGAATAAGATTTCTGAGATGACTAGACACGGAACCCCTTATTGGGATAAATTCCACCCTGAACATCGTGCGTATGTTGATGAGGCGCTGCGCCTCAGAGAGTACACGTGATGCAGCGGACAATCTTTGGACCCGCGCACCAAGCTTGTGAGACAGGCGGATTGACTGCCCAAGCAGTAAGCCCGACCCCACATGGGATAATCGAGCGAAGAACCCTGAAACCTTTGTTGGAGTGAAGACACATGTCTACTCAAATCACTACGGCATTCGTCTCTCAGTTTTCCTCGAACATCCAAATGCTGTCTCAGCAAATGGGTTCGCTGCTGCGCAATGCAGTTGACGTGGAAACCGTGACGGGCGAAAAAGCCTTCTTCGACCAGGTCGGTAGCGCTGCTGCTGTCCTGCGCACCTCGCGCCACGCGGACACCCCCTTGATCGAAACGCCGCACTCGCGTCGTATGGTCACCATGTCGGACTACGAATACGCCGACCTGATTGACGATCAAGACAAGGTGCGCCTGCTTGTCGATCCCACCTCGACCTACTCGCGCGCTGCTGCAGCCGCTATGGGCCGTGCAATGGACGACGCCATCATCGCTGCTGCCCTAGGCACTGCGCTGACCGGCAAAGACGGTGGCACTTCTACTGCTTTCGCAACCTCGACCAACCAGATCGCCGCTGGCGCCACTGGCTTGACGCTTGCAAAGCTGATCTCGGCCAAGGAAATCTTGGATGCTGGTGATGTTGACCCGTCGATCCCGCGCTACATTGTGGTGTCGCCGAAGCAGATCACGAACCTGCTGAACTCCACGACTGTCACGTCGTCGGATTTCAACACCGTTAAGGCCCTGGCTATGGGTGAAATCAACAGCTTTGTTGGTTTTAACTTCATCGTCTCGAACCGCTTGGGCGTTGATGGTTCTGCAGCTCGCCGCGTCATCGCCTTTGCGGGTGACGGCATCAAGCTGGCAATCGGGCGTGAGCCTGTTGCTCGTATCGATGAGCGCGCTGACAAGTCGTATGCGACCCAAATCTACTATGCGATGACCCTTGGGTCGACCCGCATGGAAGAGAAGAAGGTCGTTGAAGTCCTTTGCACTGAATAAAGGGAGAAAAGCAAATGGCTACCGTTTATTCTGCGCAACGCACGAACGCCCGTGCAACGCCTGTCGTTAAGAACAAGGCCAACGAGCTTGGTGGCCGTGTTCGTGTTGCTCACGCAACCTACACCGCCGCTGCCTTGCCAATCGCTGATGTGATCGAGATGTTTGTCCTTCCGGACAACGCTCGATTGATCACCGGTTTCTTGAGCAATGCGGCTCTGGGCGCTTCGACCACCCTGTCGGTTGGTTATGGCGCTCACAAGACCGCTGCCGGTGCTACTGTAGCACTGTCGGCTGCGGCCTATCTGGCAGCAACTTCGACCTCGTCGGCCGCAAAGACTGCGGTCGTGGCAACTTTGGCTCTCAATTCTGGCGTTGAAATCGACGCCAACGCTGACGGCCAGCCTGTCACGCTCACGGTCGGTGGCGCAGCTGCCACCGGCGCGATCGAACTGACGATCGTCTATTCGATCGACTGATAAACTGAGGGGGCGGGAAACTGCCCCCTTAACCTTCAAAGGGGCGACCGATGACCAGCACAGTTGATATTGCGAACTATGCGCTCAACATGATCGGGGCTTCTAACATCTCAAGCTTTGATGAAAACAGCAAGGCAGGGCGTTTGGTCAACCAGCGCTACGCCGGTGCGCGTGATGCCGTCTTCCGCTCACACCCTTGGAATTGCCTAATCCGCCGCGCCGCGCTGGCACAAGAAACCCAAGCGCCGGCCTTTGGCTACACCTACCAGTATGCGCTGCCGACCGAGCCGTATTGCCTGCGTGTGCTGGAATTCTCCAACGGATCTCTGTCCTATCCGCAAGACAACATGTTCTCAAACCGTGGCGGCCCTGTGTTTGTGATTGAGGGGCGCAAGCTTCTTACGGACGAGGGCACGGCTCAGATCAAATATGTTGCGCGCGTCACTGACCCGCAAGAATACGACGCCAGCCTGGTCGAGGCTTTGTCGGCGCGTCTGGCGACTGAGATCGCCTATGCCGTCACCGGATCAACCACCGTCGTGCAGCTGGTGACCGCGATCTACGACGAGAAGATGCGCGAGGCCCGTTTTGTTGATGCCACCGAAGGTGCGCCGCAGAGGATTGAGGCCAGCGACTTTATCGAATCGAGGTTCTGATGGCTCGTTCAGCACCGGCTCTAAGCTCATTCACGGCCGGCGAGATCTCGCCACGGCTTGAGGGCCAGATCACGCTGGAGAAGTACCGGCAGGGTCTGTCCACCCTGACCAATATGATCTGCATGCCGCACGGCGGTGTGACCCGTCGCCCTGGCACTGAATTCCTCGGTGAGGTCAAGAACAGCGCAGCCAAGGCGCGTCTGATTCCGTTTCAGTTTAAGACCAGCGACACCTACATCTTGGAATTCGGACCTGAGACGATGCGGGTGTACCGCAACGGTCTGCAGGTTCTGACAGGATCGGCCAAGACAATCACGGCCGTGACGCAGGCAAGCCCTGGTGTGCTGACATCTGCAACGCACGGGTTCAGCGACGGCGACGAGATTTACATCACCGGCGTCGGCGGCATGACGCAGCTGAATGACCGCAACTTTATCGTGGCAAACGCCACAGCCAACACGTTCACGCTGAAAGACCTGTTCGGCGTTGCAATCAACACGACCGCCTTTACCGCCTTCACGTCTGGCGGCACGGCCGACAAGATTTATCAGATCTCGACGCCTTATGTTGAGGCTGACCTGTTCAACCTGCGGTACGCGCAGTCGGCCGACACGATGTACATCGTGCATCCCAGCTATGACATCCGCATCCTGGCGCGCACAGGTTCTGCGGCCTGGACGCTGACCACAGCGACGATCACCGGCACACCTTCCCCCGCACTGAGCGGCACGAATGACCGGCCCAGTGTGGTCACCTTCTTTGAGCAGCGGCTGGTGTTTGGCAACAGCAACAACAACCCGCAGACCCTGTGGTTCAGCAAGAACGGCAACTATCTCAACTTCACCGTTGGCACGGCCGCCGATGATGCGCTGATCTACACGATTGCATCCAACCAGGTGAACGCCATCCGCTATCTGTCGGCCACACGGGTGCTGACGCTCGGCACATCTGGCGGCGAGTACGTCGTGACCGCCACCAGCGATGGCCCGATCACGCCGACCACCACGCTGATCCGCAAGTACTCAAACTACGGCACGGCTGCAGTTGAGCCTGTGCAGGTGGCCGACGTTACGCTGTTCCTGCAGCGCGGCAATCGCAAGATCAGGGAATTCAAGTACGTCGGCGACATCAATGCCGACGCCTACCAAGCGCCTGACATGTCGATCTTGGCCGAGCATATCACCAAAGGTGGCATCACGCAGTTTGCCCACCAGCAAGAGCCTGACAGCATCGTCTGGATGGTGCGCGCTGACGGCACTCTGATCGGCATGACCTACCGCCGCGAAGAAGAGGTTGTGGCGTTCCACAAGCACATCATCGGCGGTGCGTTCAGCGGCGGCCAAGCGATTGTTGAAAGCGTTGCGACCCTGCCGTCAGAGACGGGCGAGGACGAGCTTTACATGGTGGTTAAGCGCACGATCAATGGCGTGACCAAGCGCTACGTTGAGCTGATGAAGCCGTTTAATTTTGGCAGTGTCACCACCGGCGCGTTCTTTGTGGACAGCGGCCTAGCGTACAGCGGCACTGCAGTGTCTAGCCTGTCAGGCCTGCACCACCTGCAGGGCGAGACGGTGTCTATCCTAGCCAACGGCGCCAGCCACGCGGACAAGACCGTGGCGGACGGCGCTGTGGCCCTTAACGTCTCGACCACCGTGGCAGCGATCGGCTATGGCTACAGCAGCGTTATGCAGACCCTGCGCATCGAATCTGGCTCTGTTGACGGCACCAGCCAAGGCAAGCCCAAGCGCATACATGGCATCACGGTACGCCTGCATGAGACGGTCGGCGCTGAAGTCGGCAGTGGCGTAGACAAGCTTGACCGGATCTACTTCCGCGACAGCTCGATGCCGATGGATCAGGCCGTGCCGCTGTTTACCGGCGACAAGGATGTTGAGTTTGAAGGCGGCTTTGATGATGATGACCGCGTCTATGCGCGTCAGACCCAGCCGCTTCCGATGACTATTCTTGCGCTCTTCCCGCGCATGAACACTTTCGACAAGTAGGTGTAAACAATGGCAGGCATTTTTGGCATACTCTCGCTAGGCGCATCTCTTCTCGGTGGCATATCGCAGAAGAAGGCTTCTGACAAAGCAGCTGATGCTGCCAGAGCCGCTGGCGAATTCAACGCCAAGATCATTGAGCGTGACATCGACCTGCTTGAGAGGCAGCGCCAGATATTCAATTCCAACTTTCTGGTACAGGCTGATCGCAGCAAGAGGGCATTTGAGCGTGACGTGCAGGGCGCTGTGCGCGCTGGATTTGGTTTTGCCGGCTTTGATATGTCTCAAGGCTCTCCTCTGCAGATACTGCGTGAGAATGCCCGCGAATTCCAGTATGAGCAGGATGTGAACGAATTCAACCGACAAATCACCAACATGCAGATCTCGGATGAGCAAGAATCGGTTAGGCTGAACGCAGAGCTTTCCCGCATGGGCGGACAGGCGCAGGCATCTGGCCTTCGCGCAGCTGGCACGGCCAGCCTGATCGGGTCGATTGGACAGGCCGCAGCGATCGGCTACGAATACAAAAAGTTTGGTAGGTGATCTATGAGAATTCCGGTTTATGCGTCTCAAGCTAAGGCCACCAATGAAGCCCCGGGCGCAAGCATTCGGGCGCGCATGGACCCTAACGTCTTTGTGCAGTCTGAACTAGCCAAGGGCGAAGTGCTTGAATCTGCCTTTGAGCAGATCAACAAGTACGCCTTGGCGCGGGCTGAAGCAGAGGCCAAGATCCAGTACAACGAGGCGATGCTCGGCGCTGAAGTGGAAATGCGCGATCTGGCTGAAAGCCTGAAAGAAAGCTCACGCCTCGGTGATGTGCTGAACGACAAAGGCACTGGCGCTTGGCAGGTGGCAACGAAAGATATGCGCCTTCGTCTGGCTGATGGGCTTTCAAGCCGATCAATGACTGACGCATTCAATGCGCGCTTTGACCAGCAAGAGGTAACAATGCGGTTTCAGCTGCGTGATGCAGTTGAGACGCGGATCAATGCGCGCGCAGCTGCGGCTGCCAAGGCACGGCAGGATTCGGTCGTTGCGCAACTGAGCGATCCAAGGATGGACCCCGCCACAGCGGCCATGCTGCTTGCCTCGTCAGATGCTGACATGCAATCCGACCTGGCCGCCGGCATTGTTACGCCTGAAATGGCGGCGAACATCAATTCGGCAATGGTCAATGAAGTTGTCGGCAATCTAGTGTCAGGCTTTGTCGGCAGCGATCCGGCCAGGGGCATCGCATTGGCTAAGGCTTTGGAGCTTCAGGATGAGGTTAATGCTGGCACAATAACAGCCGAAAGGGCCGCACTTGATTCAGGACTTGAGGCCGGCTCGGCCTATACGCTGGCTGTTATTAAGCTTGCAACGCCTGATGTGGCAACCAAGGTAATTGCTGATGCAATCACGCAAGCCAACAAAATCAATGGCGCAATGGATGAGGCTGAGGCAGAGAAAAACGCCGCGTTCAAGGTCAAAGCCGACAACCTGTACAACTCAACATTTGGCGTAGACCCCAATGCGGATGCCAGCCTTGACTTGACCATGCGGTTGTTTGAGACAAACTCTGACGCCTTTAACCTTGCTAGGCTTGACGCATCACAACCAATCACCGGCAAGCAATACTTAGACGCCGTTGCGGGCTTTCTTGATAAAAACAATTTGTTGCCGCAAGAGCAGCGCAAGTCGCTTGATACGCACCGCAATCCTAACGTGGACGGACCGTTTGCCAAGGAGAGCAACCCTGCTGTCTATCAGGACATGCTTACAAAGCAACTTAGCGGCACTCTTACTATGGCCTCCCTAAACGCCAACCAAGGTGATCTATCACTTCCAGATTGGAAGGCCTTGGCAGAAGGTATGCAAACCGAATCAAGCCAAAGTTTGCAATCAACACTTGATGCTATTGATGCAACATTCAACTTCAACAAATTCATTGCTCCGACTGATGATGGGCAAAAAGAGTCACAAGCCTCTTCCGCATATGTAAAGTCGCAACTGCTGATAGACTTTAACGCGGCGCGCGCGTCCGGCAGTCCTATGACCTCAACGCAGCTCACAGCTAGGAAAAATGAATTAGTTGCAGAGCGCATGGTGGTTTATCGCGGTGCGCTCCAAACCCAACTGACAGATTATGTAGCTTCGGCGGCAGCCCAAAACTCGCAAAGCGGACTGCCAGATTTACCGGTTGGCGGTGAACTTGCAGGGTTGGAAGCATGGTACAACAGTTTGCCAGAGCCGACACCAACTCAACAATCAGTATATGCGCGCGTAAAAGCGCAGATTATTTCCTACACCAAAATGATGCAGGGGCAGTAAGATGGCTGGATTGATCCAAGACGATACCGATCTTGAAATGACCCGCTACAACGAAGCGGCGCATATCAAGCAGTACTCCGGCTTGTCGGCCAACACGATGCGCGGCGGCACAGTGCGGTATGATCCGATCCGCAAGGTTGATGAAGTTTACGTTGACCTGCCCTCTGGCGGCAAACTGCGCGTCGGTGATCGCCCAGTGCAAACGGCGCAGGCTGATATTCTGACCACGCAGACAGATGCCACAGCCGCAGCGCCTGCGGCGCTTGTGCCGACCGCAACGCCTGCCCCCGTCAGTCTGCGCCCAACAGCAGCGCCGGTTGCTGCGCGCCAGCCGATTGCGGAATATGCTGCAGAGCAGCGGACAATCTCGGACAATGGACCAACGGCGGCAGACTTTGAAGCCGCTGGCTACACGGCGGAAGAGCTTGCGCAGTATCAGCAATCGCTTCCAGGCCCAGAGATGGTCCCGATAAAGATGACGCCGGCTCAGATGGCCGAATACGCAAAGCAGCCTGACGCGCGATTTATTTCTGATTACGAGCAACCAGGCTTTTTTGATGGTGCAATCTCTGAAACGATCAAAGGCCTTGTGAGGGGCGGCATCGTTGAGCCTGCAAAATTTGTTAACGAAATGCTTGGCGATACGCGCAGCACTTTTTTCCAACTTGTTAATCCTAAGACCGGAGAATTTGAGCCGCGGATTATGGTGGTGTCTGCTGAAGAAATGGCAAATATAATGAAAATGCCATTTGCTCCTGTGGGCCTTGATGACTTGCTCAAGTCTAGTGAACAGGCCGGCACTGGCGCACAAATAGCTGGCGGCGTGGGCCAGTTTGTCGGCGCATTCGCCGGTGTGGGCAAGCTTTTCAAAATTGGAAAAGGCCTTCTTGGCGCTGCTACGCAAAGCGCTGCGGCTGACTTCTTGGGGTTTGGCGGAAACGACGGCCGCTTGACTGATGTTTTGCTTGAGCTTGGTGTGCCGGAGAACCGCATCACTGACTTCTTGCGCACAGATCCGAATGACCCTGATTACGTCGGGCGCTTTAAGAATGCCCTTGAGGGCGCTGTTCTTGGCGGGCTTGTGGACCAAATTGCCCCAGTGTTCCGGTTGATCAAAGACGGCGGCAGCGCAACAGCCCTGGGCCAAGCGATCGGCGACTTGCGCTTCAAGGCCCAGCAAACGTCTTCCAACCTTCTGTCTGACGCAATCGGTGTCGGCCGAGCTGTAGCCGCCGGTGACACTCGGATGCTTGGTGAGATCTTCCAGCCTGCCGGTACGCCGCGCAGCTTGGGGGCGGCTGGTGTAAATGATGCTACAATGCAGAGCGCGCCTCTTGCCCCAATTCCTTCGATCACGCCGCGTGACCTTGAGGGCGCGCGCATTATCCCGACTGTTGCTGATTTGATGCGAACTGGTGGCTATTACACAGGCATTGATGCCTCAAAGGTTGACGTTCCTGAGCCAATGATGGGCGGCCCAGGCTATCCTCTTTTGCAATCTAGCCAGCAAGCTGGCCTTGCATGGGCAATTCAGGGCAAAAGCATCGGGACAAAAAAGGCTGGTTCGGGCGCTGACTTGATTGCTGTCACAGCGATGAACCCAACAAGCCATCAATCAAACATCAGTTTTATCAATTCGTTGATCAAGACAACATCAGCATACGTCAGGGATGGGCGCATTCAACCCGAAATATTGGGCGAACTTGACGCAAGAGTAAGAACCTCTGCTACGGGCGGCGACCCATCTCTAGCTCGTCTTGAGCGGTTCCCAGGCTTTAACAGTCCAAACCTGCAAGAGTTTATCAACAGCGCAAGCTTCCAAGAGCGCAGCAGAATTGCCGACATTATTGGAAGCAAAGGCATGCAGGAGCAAGGCCTTCCAAACGTAGCCCGTGTTCTTCAGGAGACGGTTGATCCTCGGTATGCTGGGGCAAACCCGCGCGATACGCTTTTGTTTATTGAGCCAGACTTTAGCGCGCCACCAGTTGATCTAACGGCAGCTGGTTTGCCTGTCCACCCAAGCTACCGGTACGGCATCAGGGGGCGCGTCTTCGGCGCGCTTGATCAAAATATCTCAACCTTCGAAATGTTCCCAGACTTTTGGGGCGAAAAGAACGTCAATGCCTTTGGCCCAGCGTTTAATACGGGGGGCCGTCGTGCGTTTGACATGGCCTTGCCAATCCAAAAAGTGACAGGAAAGCAAGTTGATGACTTGGAGCGTATCTTGCAGACTACATCTGGGTCTGGACCACGATTGTCTCCAATCGACACTCGCATTGTTGTCAACTCCATGTTGGATAAATGGAAGCTCACCACCAAGGCAATAACCGCTGGTGGAGCTTCTCCACAAGCTTTTGTTGATGCCATAACAAACAGCAAGTATCGGCCTGCTTTGACAAGCTACAGCGCCGATGACATTAAGGCTGGTGCAAAGTCTGGCAATCTTGTGGCATATCAACTTGGTGACGATGATGTGTTCTTTGCTATTGATGCCAAGCCAGACTATTCGTGGGCTGGCGTAGACATGATGCCTGGGGATAAAGCACTGGTCGGGGTTGTCAGCAATGCGCCTGGGGCAAAAGGCACAGCGGTTCCAAGCGTTATGGCAAAAGCAATCGAGAGTGGCATCACGGTCCTTGACGCCTTTGCTGTGCCATCAAAAAGGTTTCCTGATGGCTATCTACCAGAATATTATGGAGAATTTGGCTTTCAAGAGGTTGGACGTGTGCCGTTCAACAAAGAAATGTATATTGCCGATCATGGTGAGCAGGACTATAAAGACCTTCTGGAAGCTTGGAAGTCAGATGGCTGGGACGAAAGCATGGGCATGCCGCCCGTTATCGTCATGAGATGGAGCGGTAGTGATGCAGACAGAGCAGCAACGGCGGCAGGAATTCGTGGCGCAGGTGCGCCAAGCCATAGGGCCGAAACTCAAGGATTTGTCGCAGAGACAGAAGGACTTGCTGGACGCGTCTCTGACTCGACTGTTCAACAAGAAACGCCCAGTATCGGAAGTGGAAATCGAGGGGAGGCTGGAACTGATAACAGAACAAATCTCTCCAGCAGGGCAAGAGAAGCTGCAAAAAGCTTACTGGGACTTACGCCTGAACAGCTCAGGAACAGAGGCATCCCCGAAAGCCAAATCCAGCAACTGATGCAGCGCCGTCAATAGGCAAAGTGAAGAGAGCATCTAATGGCATTTGACCCCAACCAACTAGCGACCGAGCAATCGCAGCGCACAGCAATGGACGCTGCGGGCGCACCTACGGAATTCGCAGGTGCGCCTGAACGGTTGACGCAGGTCGCAGGTGGTGGGCCATTTAAGCAGTTACTAGAAGCGCTTGGCCGCAGTGTCATTCGGGACGTGCCGCCGGCCGCCTTGCCTGCAAGCCCCTTGACCGATCCGCGCTTTGCCCCAGCGCCTGGGGCTGTTGCGCCGGCAGTGCCAGTGCAGCGCATCCCGACGCCGCAAGAGCGCCGCCTGTTGGCCGACAATGGGCAATACTCTGAGCGCGCTGCCAAGGAAGCTTTGGCGCCGGAAGTGCTGTCGCCGGAAGGTGTGCAGCGGTTCCAACAGCGCGGCCTAGAAGCGCCTGCGGCAAACGCACCCCTTGCTGCGCCACCAGTGGAAGATGTCACGCAGCTCGGCCTTAATGCGCTAGACCAGCAAGCAGCCGACGCAGCCGCTGGTGCTGAAGCCATCCGCAGTGACGCCGGAAAAGCTTTGAACGCTGAGGCCCAAGGCTTTCGGGCAGAAGCAGGTGTTGCGCCAGAGGCCATTGCCGATCCGGCCCTAGACGCCTTGGCACGGCGCGATCTGGAAATCAAAAGCCTGAAAGAAGGCGGCGACTTCAACTTTGACTATCTGAACACCACCGACGATGTGAAGGCGGCAATCACGGCCGTCGGCGAAACGCTATCCAGCGAACAGGCTGCTATCACGCGCGGCGTTATCTCAAACAGAGTAACGATTGAAGAAGCCGCTAAGATTGCGGCTGACGAAACTGGCCTGACGCGACAGCTGCTAAAGCGCCGTGTCGGCGAAGGTTCGTTGAATGCGGCCGAGATGCTTGCTGCCCGTGATCTATTGGTGCGCAGCGCAAACAAATTGTCAGCCCTAGCGGAGACTGTACGCAGCGGACAAGGCTCAGCTGTTGACCGCTTGGCATTCCGCCGGCAGCTGGCAATCCACGCCGGCATTCAGCTGCAGCTCAAGGGCGCACAGACCGAGGCAGCCCGTGCGCTGCAATCTTTCCGCATCCCTGTAAAAGGTGAACTAAGCGCACAACGTATGAGCGAAGAAGCTTTGCGCGCGTTGACCGATTCTGGCTCTGACACCGCAACTGACGCTTTGGCCCGTGCAATTCTTGATACTGGACGCCTACCGGAAGGCGCTCGAATTGCTGCCTTGAACAAGCTTACAGAGCGTGGATGGTTTCTTAAGGCAACAGATGCTGTCAGCGAAGCATATTTGGCCGGCTTGCTTTCAAGCCCTGCAACGCAAGCAAAAAACATTGTCGGCACAAGCACCTTTATGGCCTATCAGCTGCCAGAGGAAATGATAGCCGGCGCATGGGGTGCGATCATTCGCAAGGTTAAAGGCAAAGACGCCCCATACAATTTGCGCGAAGACCAAGTCTATATCGCAGATGCAATGTACCGAGCGAAAGGCTGGATCGACAGCGTCGGTGACGCATTCCGAATTGCATCGATCGCCGCCAAAACTGAAATTCCAACAGACCAAATGACCAAACTTGACTACCATGTCGGTTCCATCAAGTGGGCAGGCGACAATATTTTTTCGCGTGGCATCAATGAATTCGGCAAACGTGCGCGTCTGCCGTTCCGGTTTCTTTTGGCTGGCGATGAATTCTTCAAAACGATTTCGCAGCGTGGCGAATTGTACGTCGCTGCGCATCGTCGTTATCAGGCTGGCTTGCGCGCTGGGGAAACCCCACAACGTGCATTGGATGAGGCAGGCATGGTGCTGCTTGATCCGCGTTCAGTTACCGACGAAATGGTCAACAAAGCACGTTATGATACGATGACCATAGACACAGGTTTCCTTGGCAAAGTGGCTGGGCAACTTCAAAGCATTCCAGTGCTTGGCCGCATCATCCTGCCGTTCTCAACCGCACCTACGAATGACATGTTGCGCACGTTAGAGCGGCTGCCAATCCCGATCGGCGGCAAGCGCCTGTACCAAGACCTGCTTGGACAGAACGGCCCACAGGCGCAGCAGCTTGCGCTGGGGCGCTGGTCTATGGGATCAATGACCTTTGCCTATGCCGCACACCTTACAGCTCAGGGTCGCCTTACAGGCGCTATGCCTGACGATGCCAAAGAGCGCCAAGCGCTTCCGCCAGGCTGGCAGCCGTACAGCATCGTGCTGCGTGGCTCAGGCTTCCCTAAAGATGCAGACGGCGAAGACATGCCGTTGTACGACGAGTACGGCCGGCCTAATGGCCCGCTGACCTACGTCAACTATGCGGGCTATGGGCCGGTGTCTGCGATTGTCGGCCTCGGCGCGTCTATTCCGCAAAAGATGGCAATGTCGCGCGATCCGCAAAAGTCACAATCAATGGCGGCTGCAGCGCTTGGCGCTGTTGTCAATTACTACAAAGAATTGCCAATGCTGCAAGGCATTGCTCAACTTATGGATTTTGCCGACACAACTAGCGTTGAGCCGATTGTGCGCAGCCCAGCTGTGGCAGCCACACCGATCGGTCTGCCAAACATCTTCAACTCTTTGCAACGTGCTATTCAGCGGGCAATTGACCCAATCCGCATTACCCCGCGCGATGATGTTGAATACTACACGATGCAGGATGCCGAGGTTGGCTTTGCTTCCGAAGACCCGTTGTTTAGCAACCCGAATGGTACGATCAGCTACCGCCTTGTTGGATCGCCAAAGGCTGACGCTGGTCAACAAATGCGTGAAACGTGGACAATGATGCGCGCGTATCAGCAACAGGACAGCATGTTTGCAGACGAGCGTGATCTGAACGCGGTGATGTACGACACACTCGGCAATGTCATGGGTGCGGAAGATGTTAGCTTCTCTACCCGCCCAGGTCTTGCGCTGTGGAACATGACAACCGGCATGGTCATTAAGCCTGGTCGTGAATTGACTGCGGCCGAAAGCGAGATGATGCGGTTGGCAAAAGATGCTGGCGGCTGGCCGATCACCAACCCAGAAAGCATTGAAAGCATCAAGCTCGGTGCTGGCGCTCAATCTGACCTGACGCGGATTGCAAAGAATGAAGTGACGCTTAACCTTTACGGCCAAGGTTTCGCAGACTTCCGGGGAGCTTTGGAGCAATTGATCTTCACGCCGCAATACATGTCACCTAAAACCAGCGACAAGGAAAAGCAAAACCTTGTGCGCAATCTGAACAGCAAGTTTGTTGACGCCGGAATAGAGACTTTGCTGATGCTTCCAGAGTATGCTAACTTGGCGCAAGCCTATCAGGACGTACAGTCTCTTAAGGAGCAGGGGTTGAAATGACCGTCAGCAGCGCCACCAGCAAAGTACAGTACAACGGCAATGGCTCGACCACTGTTTTTGCGTACACCTTCAAGGTCTTCAACCAGAACGACCTGACCGTCATCGTGCGGTCGGCCGCCGGCACTGAGACGGTCAAGACGATCACGACCCATTACACCGTCAGCGGTGTCGGCAGCGCAGGTGGCGGCAACGTCACGATGCTGACGGCTCCGGCGTCTGGCGAAACGCTGACCATTCTGCGCGAACAGGATTTGACGCAAGAGCTGGACCTGGTCGAGAATGATCCTTTCCCCGCGCAGTCGCTGGAAGATGCTCTGGATAAGCTGACCTTTATGGTGCAGCAGCACAGCGAAGAGATTGACCGCTCAATTAAGGCATCGCGCACCAACACCATCACATCCACCGAATTCACGGTGTCGGCTGCATCGCGCGCCAACAAGATCTTTGCATTCGACAGCGCCGGCGAGCTGGCCGTCACGCAAGAGCTTGGCACTTACCGCGGCAACTGGGCAACCGCCACAGCCTTTGCGCAGCGCGACATCATCAAAGACACGTCCAACAACAACATCTACATCTGCTTGACCGCTCACACCTCCACCGGATCTCAGCCGATCAGCAGCAACGCTGACGTGGCCAAGTGGGCGCTGATCGTGGATGCAGCGGCGGCAACAACTTCGGCTGCTGCTGCTGCGTCGAGTGCATCGGCTGCTGCGTCGAGTGCGTCGGCTGCTGCGTCGTCAGCCAGCGCGGCTTCGACATCTGAGTCGAATTCAGCAACATCAGAAAGCAATGCGTCGTCTTCCGCATCGGCTGCAGCCACCAGTGCAAGCAATGCAGCCGCCAGTTACGACAGCTTTGACGATCGGTACTTGGGCGCCAAGACTTCGAACCCGACGGTGGACAACGACGGCAATGCGCTGATCACTGGTGCGCTATACTTCAACTCGACCGCCGGCGAGATGCGAGTTTACAGCGGATCTGCTTGGGTAACGGCTTACCTACCAGCTTCGGGCTATGTCACACTGACAGGCACCGAGACCCTGACCAACAAAACGCTGACCGATCCGGCCATCACTGGCACGATCCTCGAGGACATCTTCACGATCACGGACGGCGCGGCCTTTGAGATCGACCCCGGCAACGGCTCCATCCAGCTTATCACGCTGGGTGCCAACCGCACGCCCAAGGCCACCAACTTTGCCAACGGCGAGGCTGTCACGCTGATGGTTGATGACGGCACGGCCTACGCGCTGACGTGGACGGACGCGACTTTCGGCGGCTCTGGCGTTGTGTGGAAGACGGACGGCGGCGTTGCGCCCACGCTGAACACGGCAGGCTACACGGTCATGGTGCTGTTTGAAGTCGGCGGTCAGGTTTACGGCGCTCGCGTAGGAGACGCATAATGCTTAAAGCAAAGCTGCTCGGGGCAACGGCTGCGGCTGAGGTTTTGGCCATTGAAGATGTGTTCTCGACCTACTTGTATACAGGCAACGGCTCGACCCAGACGATCACCAACGGGATTGACCTTGCTGGTGAGGGTGGGTTGGTTTGGATTAAGTCCCGGTCGGCTGCGACAGACAACTTTCTGTTTGATACAACTCGCGGCGCAACAAAAGAAATCAACAGCAATGGCTCGGCCGCAGAAGCAACACTGGCCAACAGTCTGACGGCCTTTAATGCTAACGGTTTTTCTATTGGCAGCGCCACGGGCATTGGTGTTAATGCCGATACCTACGCCTCATGGACCTTCCGCCAAGCGCCTCGGTTCTTTGATGTGGTGACGTATACGGGGACGGGTGCAAACCGCACGATTGCTCACGATCTTGGTGTTGTCCCCGGTTGCATCATTGTCAAGCGCACGGATACCACAGGTGATTGGCAGGTTTACCATCGCAGTATTGCGAACACCGAATATCTTGTGCTGAACTCAACAGCCGCCAAAGTTACTGGCGCAACACGTTGGAATAGCACGACGCCCACGTCTACCGTGTTCTCTCTCGGAACGGATGCCACTGTCAACGCATCTGGCGGGACTTACGTCGCCTACCTTTACGCCCACGACCCCCTCGGCCCGTCTGGTGATGGCTCGGATGGGTTGATTGCGTGTGGGAGTTACACGGGGAATGGGTCTGCAACGGGGCCTACGGTTAGCCTTGGGTGGGAGCCTCAGTGGTTGCTTGTCAAAAGGTCTGACTCTACAGGCGATTGGAACCTCATCGACAACATGAGAGGGCTTGTCGTTGGCGGGACTGACGCTGAGTTGAACCCTAATTTGTCAAATGCGGAAAGCACAGGGACTTTTGTTTCTCTAACAGCAACAGGCTTTCAGCTAAATACGACAGATGCTGGATATAATGCTTCTGGCGGAACCTACACCTACATCGCCATCCGCCGTGGCCCGATGCGGGAGCCGACTGTGGGGACGCAGGTGTTTGCGGTTGCCAATGGGACTACTCCTGTGCCTACGTGGAAGTCGGGGTTTCCTGTTGACTTGGGTATTTACAAAGCCACAGGCGGAAATGACTCAAGTTTTGTAACGAGACTTCTTGGCAAAAAGTGGTTGGCTGCAAACAGTACTGCCGCAGAAGCTGCTCAGACCAATGCTGCCTTTGATTATCAAAACGGGCATTTTAGTTACTATGACGCCTCCCTTGCCTCTTGGTACTCTTGGATGTTCCGCCGCGCACCGGGGTTCTTCGACGTGGTGGCTTATACGGGGGATGGGGCATCTAATCGGCAGATCAACCACAATCTTGCAGCACCGCCTGAACTAACAATTATCAAAGTCAGGGATCAACCGTCACGCCAATGGATAGTGCGCTGCTCATACTTGCCCAACCCTAATGATGAATACTTTTTCTTGAGCCTTAGTAACGGATTAAGCTCTTTATCCGGCATATGGCTGACGCCGACCGACACGACGTTTGGATTGGGTATTCCCTTTGCGGAGGGTAACAACTCAGGTTGGAACTACATCTCCTACCTCTTCGCCTCTCTCCCCGGCATCTCGAAGGTGGGCAGCTACACGGGCAATGGCTCCAGTCAGACGATCAACTGCGCCTTCACGACGGGTGCAAGGTTTATCCTCATCAAGCGCACAAACAGCACAGGCGATTGGTATGTCTGGGATACGGCACGGGGTATCGTCAGTGGCAACGATCCGCACCTGAGCCTGAACACTACGGCTGCGGAAGTCACCAGCGACGACACGATTGACCCGGATAACTCTGGCTTCATCGTGAACCAAGTGGCTGCAACCAACGTCAACGTCAACGCTGCGACCTACATTTTTTATGCGGTGAGTTAAGCTACATCAACCCCATCTGAAAGGATCAATCTCATGGGAGACTACAGACACAAAATCACGGGCGAGGTGAAGTCGCAGGGTGAGTGGCGGTCAACCAACCCTAACATCTCCATGCCTCGCACTTGGAACCAGAACGTCTTGGATGCTCTCAACATTGAGGCTGTCCTTGAAGCACCTAAGCCAGACGCTGGCCCTTATCAGTATGTCGCCCGCAACGGTGTCGTGCAGGATGCTAAGGGTAACTGGGTGACGGCTTGGGAAGTGCGGGAGATGTTCTCGGACTACACCGACGAAGATGGCGTGACGCATACCAAGGCAGAGCGAGAAGCTGCGTATCAGGCTGACATCGACACCGCCAAAGCCGCATCCATCCGCCTTGAGCGTGACAGCCTGCTTGCTGACACCGATTGGATGGCCCTGTCCGACGTGACCATGAGCGCAGAGATGACTACCTATCGGCAGGCGCTTCGTGATATAACGGCTCAAGAGGGCTTCCCGCACAGCGTGACTTGGCCGACTAAGCCGAAGTATCCAAGTGAGTAATTGATATGCAGCAGGAGATGGACCTGATGGAACTGGCGAAACTCCTGCTGCAATTTGCGGTGCTACCGATTGTTGCTTTTATGTGGGCACACTACAAGATGACACAAGGCCACCAGACAGAGATTGCTGTCATAAAAACTGAGTTTTCATTAACTAAAGAAGGCCATGACCGCGAACTTAAAGAGATAAAAGATGCACTATCTAATATCTTCAAGAAGCTAGATGAAATTCAAAAGGATATGCACAAGTGAGCGTTAACCAGGCCACCCTCAACCTGATCAAGCAATACGAAGGCTGCAAGCTAACGGCCTATCAGGACATCGTCGGCATCTGGACGATCGGCTACGGAACCACAGCCGCAGCTGGGCTTGGCATCGAGCCAGCCAAAGGCATGACCATCACGCAGGAACGCGCCGAGGATCTGCTGCGCCAGGGCGTGGAGAAATTCGCAGACACGGTTGATGCGATGATCACGGCCAAGGTCAACGCCAACGAATTCGGCGCATGTGTTTCGCTGGCCTACAACATCGGCCCGAATGCCTTTGCCAAATCCACCGTGCTGCGTGAGCTGAACGCCGGCCACAAAGACAAGGCCGCTGCCGCTTTTCGGATGTGGAACAAAGCTGGAGGGGAGGTGATCCAAGGTCTGGTCAATCGCCGTGAGGCGGAGATCAAGTTGTTCTTAACGCCCGTGACAGCAGATATGCACAGCGCTGCACCCGTTGAAAAAGAACAGCCCGAATCCATCTGGGTCATAATCATCAACGCCATCTTGGCAATTTTTAAGGGGTCGAAGAAATGACGGCTACTGAAATCGGCGGCATCGCCCGCGCACTAGCATCGGCCCTCGGTGGCTACTTGGTCGGCAAGGGATTGATCGACAGCGAGACGGCCACCACAGTCGGTGGCGCGGCCGCTACGATCATCGTTGCGGTTTGGTCAGTCATCGCCAAGCGCAAAGCATGACATCGCTGCTAACCTCGCTGCTGAAGCCTCTGCTGACATTGTTGGCAGCATGGTTTGGTGGCAAGGCGGCAGGCCGCCAGGCTGCCAAGATCGAGGAGCTGCAAAGCTATGTCGACACCTCTAAACGGATCAACGAGGTTGGGCCTATGCCTGATCCTGACGCTGCTGCTGAGTGGCTGCGCAACCGCGCCAAGCACTAGCGCAATCTGCGATGGCACGGTGCAGAGCAGGACGGATCATGCGGAGGCACTGGCGGCGGATGGCGGCCCGCTCTCACTGGTTACGGGTGCGTTTCTAATCCAGCAGATCGACGCCGGTTGCAGTAAATGACGCCGCGTCAGCAGCAGATCTACGACGCAGTGCAGCGGCTCGGTAGCAAGGCGGCTGCGGCCAGGGAGCTGGGCCTAGATACAAAGACGGTGCGCTATGCCTATGCGATGGCACAAGCGTGGCTCGGCACTGACGATGGGATCAAGGCCGCCTTGGAAAGCACTGGCTTGTCGACCGAGACAGGCAAGCACGGCTGGCGCCGCGTCCAGAACAAGGAAACCGGATCATGGGATTCGGTTTTCTGGAAGGCTGATGCGACGCAGGAAGACATCACGTCGTGGGGCGATCTCTTGCGTGAGGCACTCGGCGCTGCGCCGCAGCCGCTGCCAGCACCAATGCCTGACAATGTGTCAGCAGATCTACTGCCGCGCTACATCATCGCAGACGTACACTTTGGCATGCGCGCTTGGGCTGACGAGACGGGTGCGGAGTATAGCATCGCAATCGCCGCACAGCGCTTGGCCGAGGCGTCGGCCACGCTGATCGGCGCTGCACACTATACCGATCGGGCTATCATCCTGAACCTCGGCGACACGCTGCACCAGAACGACAGCAAGAACATGACGCCGACATCGGGCCACATCCTTGACGTGGATGGGCGCTTTGCACAGGCGGCGATGGCTGCTGTCAGGGCGCACGTCACGATGATCGAGGCGGCCAAGGCCAAGCACCGGCAGATCGACGTGGTGATCTTGGCTGGCAATCACGACCCAGACTTCACGCAGATGCTGGCAATCGCGCTGGTCTTTAAGTACGAGGCCGATGATCGCGTGACCGTACACTTCAACCCAGCAAAGCTGTGGGTCATGGAGTTTGGCCGCAACCTGCTGTCAGCGCATCACGGCGACAAGACCAAGCCAGAGCGCATTGCCATGCAGGTGGCCGACGTTCATGCGCCGATCTGGGGGCGTACATACTGGCGGTACTTAGACACCGGACACATCCACCAAGACAGCAGCAAGGACATCGGCGGGATCTTCTGGGAAAGCCACCGCGCTTTGACCACCCGTGACGCAGCTGCGGCGGCATTTGGATATACTGGACGCTCGACCATGAAATGCATTACAGTGCATCGTGAGCGCGGTGAAGTGATGCGCCACACAGCAGCTATAGGGTGATGAGATGAGCGACCTAGAGGCCCACGCCAGCTGGCAGCTGCACAAGGAAATGCCTTTCGGCCTGCGCGCCTCGATGGGGCATGTCGCCAATGGCACGACCGTCTTTGTGTATGGCAGCAACCCTCAAGTGCAAAACGTAGAAGAGACTGTCTGGTATCAGGGCGGCATCTACCAATATCCAGCATCAGCAATCCAGATGACGGTGTCATCGTCGGATGCGGCCGCTACGTCTGAGGTGATGATCAACGGCCTAGACGCAGACTACATGCCGATCAATGAGGTGATCAGCATCACAGGCTGGACGGCTGTGACAACGGTGAAGTCCTACCTGCGCATCCAAAGCGCCTACGTCATTGCCAGAGAGGCGGCCAACCATATCTACATCGGCACTGGCACTGTCATTCTAGGCGTACCGGCCACCGTTTATGAGATGATCCACGACGGCCACAACCGCACCGAGAGCGGGCGCTTTACTGTGCCAACTGGGCGCACGTTCTACATCAGCCACGGCACGATCAGCCACGGCTCTGACGCGGCCAACGCCTACATCACCGCGCGCCTGATCTACCGGCTGTTCGGGATGCCGTTTCAGTCTGCGGCCATCGTCAACCTCAACAACAACTTCATCGATTTCTGGTTCGACTACCCGATCGCCCTGCCCGAAAAGTCTGACATCGAGACGCGGGCCTTTTGTTCTAAAGCGCAGGCCAACGGTGTCAGCACATCGTTTGAAGGCCTGCTAATCACGGAAGATCAATGATGCCGAAGAAGATTGAGAAGAGCCTGATGACGCAGGCTGCCAAGATTGGATTAAAGGGCGAGCGCAAGGACGCTTACGTCTATGGCACTCTTGCCAAGATCAAAGAGGCAACCGACAAGAAGAAGTGATGGTGAGGGGCGCTTGGAAGATAGGCTGTAGCGCAGACTTGGTCGACCATACAAAAACACCCGTTGCCGTTTGTTAAATGTTGTCGCCCCTCGCCATCTGTTTATCAGCAGTGGCATTGTGGATCAAGCGCCTAGATCAGCTGGCCGTGGCATGGGCCGTGGGCTGACAATGATCTGATCGGTATAGATGCAGCGCATCATGGTGTATTCCATGCCATTGGCTTTTGCGAGCAAGATGGCATGGTCCATGAGGTTGCCGCACTCCATGTCGGCTGGCAGTTTGAAGCCAGACTGAGAGCCGTCGATCCATGTGATGAGTAGGATGGCTAGTAGTTTCATTCTTCATCACCTCTGGCATGGTTAACACTAAACTTTACAGACCCGTGCAAACCGCCCTGCGGCGGGCAAACGCGGTATGATGTGATTGGCCCAGACTTTACCTTTCCGCTGGCAAACTGATAGCGGAAATTGGTGCTAAGATCAGGACCATGCACTTCGTAAAGCGCATCAACGATTGCTTTAAGTTCACCCAGCGTCATTCCTTCCCCTCCAGTTCAGCCAGCGCATGAGCGGCAATCGCTGCGCAAGACCGATTGGCATGACGGCTGATCTTTTGCAGATATGCTTCCGCCTTGGCCAGCTTGGCTTCTGCGACCACGGCCTTGTCCAGCGCATCTGCGGCCTGTCCACTGGTGGCAAGCAGTTGCAGCGTGAGTTCCTTGTTGCGGGCGTCCAACTCTTGAGCATACGCCTCTGCTTCCTTTGCATCGTCTGTCGCAGCGGTCAGCCGTTCGTTCAGTTCTTCGATGCGGTCGGCGGCGACATCTGGCACGTCTGAGAGGCTATCGAAACACCGCAACTGCTTGATCAGTTCTTGGTCGGTCATTACTTTCCCCCCATGTTTTGTTTGTAAGCCACCGCCGCCGCACGGAATCGCTTCATGCCGGTGGGGCTATCGGTCGAGATCACCTTGCGCACATACTTCTCGCTAAGGCCCAGCGCACGGGCGGCCGATGCGATCGAGGGGAACGACAGCCCCTCAACCTCGACAGGCTTGCGTTTCGTATTGCCGAGGCCAAGCAATTCCATCCTGCCGCGCCACAACGCCGAGTAAACTGCAGCCTCGCTGACATCCAAGCTTAACGCTGTCTGCCTGACGCTGGCGTAGGTCACGCCCCTGACTTTGGTGATCATAGGCCTAACCCCCAATAGCCGGCCAGCACCTGCGCTGGCGTCTCGACGTTCTGCTTCTTGCTGGCCTTGATGTCATCAACCAACACGCGGTTGCACATCGTGCGCACCCGCTCACTCTTCAGCCCAAGCATCTTGGCAACCGTGACAGCCTGGTGCTGCATCCTGAGATCCAACATGCGCAGCAGGTACTCGTCATCCTGCCGTGTCGTGTGCTTGCCGCCGCTCATTCCTTAGCCTCCTCATCTGAAAACTCACATTCGTCGCAGAGCCAATCGTCGCAGTCCGCCTCTATTTCCTCGCCGCACCATGGGCAGATCTTCTCGCCGCCATCATAGTGCTCATCGGCGGCCCGCATGTTGCCGTCCAGCTTGTGCCATTCCTCATCCACCTCAAAGTCGGCAGGGTCGACGGCGTAGTAGGTGCGCTTATAGATCACCCCGCGCCGCTCCATCTCTTGCATCTTTGCCATGACACTGAGCGCCGGATAGTCGATGCCATCGGCCACGGTGTCAGAGGTAGCCATGCCACCCTCGCGCAGATCCGCCAGGATCATGTCGGCCAGAGTGTCGGCCGTGCCATTGGCGAAAGACTTCCCCTGCCGATCGATCTTGATGGCAACCCAAGGCGTCTTGTCTGCGTGGGTCAGGTTCGGCACGATGATGGCGCCGACCGTCATGGACTGCTGCAGGCCAGCCTGCAGTGACAGCTTGGACGGGACGAAAACAGACTGCGTCATGTCATCCGCAATCACCGCAAAGGTCGTGTTGGTCGGCAGGATGTGGGTGATCATTATCTCAGTTAGTTGCATTGGTTTCCCCTAGAATTTCAGCAATCAATTTGGATTTCATCTGCTGTGCGTAGATCATGCGAGAGCGCAGCATGTCGATCTCTTCGCCGACCCAAGCCTTGTCAGCCTGTTCACCGTACCGCGCGTACAGCTGGTCGATCTCGGCCTGCTTTACGCGGATCACGTTGTTCCAATCGGCCACCGTGTAACGAGCTTGGCCTGTCATTTCTCGCACCATACTAGCTTTGCATAAGAGCGCTTGTACGATTTAATCAGCCGCTCCACGTCTACGGCATGGACGCTCAGATCATCGCATTGCCAGTGCGGCGGCAGCTCTTTGAGCGCCTCGCGGTATTCTTGCAAGGCGGACAGGACGATCATTGTGTCGGCGCTTTTGAGTTTGATTGCCATGATTATTCTCCCATCACACTTTCGACGAAGGCTTGCGCTGCTTGGGCAACGATTGCATTGCCGTAACCGCGCAATCGTCCCACTCTGGCGGCAGCCCCATGAGCCAGCGGGAATGTGCTGGGTTCAACTGCCCGCCACTTTCCATCGCGGCAGAAGAACCCAGCAC